TGCGCCAGGTAGCCGTACTCGAAGTCGCGGCGCCGCGCCGGGACCGGGGTCTCGCCGCCGTAGGCGGGGGCGTGCGGTGTCTGCACGGCGACGAAGACGACATCGGACATGTCGACGACCTCGCCGATGCCGCCGGCCATGCGGATGTCGTGGCCGTCGAGCAGCGCGCCGATGCGGTCCTCGGCGGGCGGCTCGGCGCGGCCGGCCAGGATCTTGCCGGGCAGCGGGTCGATGTCGTACCCGGTGACCGCGTGCCCGGCGGCGTCCAGGACCAGGGCGAGCGGCAGGCCGAGCCGGCCCAGCCCGATCCAGCCGACCGCGGTCATGCCTTGGCCCGGGTGACGGCGGCCTGCCATGTCGCCACGCCGGCCACGGCGGCGGCGGGCAGCGCGGCGGAGATGAGCAGGCCGGCGGCCCAGCCGGGCAGGCCGGGCAGGGCCGCCAGGATGACGGCGACGGCGAACAGCAGCCCGGCGGCGGCGGCGGTCGCGACGCGCAGCGACCGCGCCTCCCGGCTGCTCACGGCGCCGTCGCGATCATGCGCGGCAATCTACCGCGCGGGTCAGGTCTGCCGCCACGGAGACGGCCCGTCGGCGCCGGGGATGTCGTTCCCCGAGCCCTGGCCGCCGCCGGTCATGACGTCGCCGATCTTGTCCCACGGGCCCAGCGGGTCCGTGCTCGTCGCGTCGTAGGGCTGGCCGAGGACTGCGGGCGGGCTGGTGATCCCTGCCTGGGTGTCGGGCATGGTCAGTCATCTCCTGCGAAGGTGGTGTCCCACTTGGGGCCGGCGAGCGGCTGCCCGCCGGTGTCGAGCGGATCGCGCCGGGCCGGCGTCTGGGTGAACGCCGGCCGGGCGTAGGGGATCGGGCCGTCGTTGCTGGCCTTGCGGCGGGCCGGCGTCCCGACGGGCTGCTGCGGGCCGGACGGCTGCGGGTCGGGGTGGGACTGCTGCAGCGGCGGCGTCAGCGGCGTGACCGGCGGGGAGCCGGGCGCCGTCATCGCCGCCTCGGCCAGGTCACCCTGGACCAGGTTGCCGCCCTCCTGGCTGGTCGGGCACAGCTTCAGCGGGTACGCGCCGCTCAGGTCCTGCATGACCGCCTCCCGGCCCTCGTTCTGGTTGCGGGGTTCCGCCCGGTCAGGCCTGGCCCCCGCGCGGCGTCCCGGACATGTTGTTCGGGTGCGGCGCGGCGGTGATCTGGGCTTCCCCGGCGCCGACGGGCTGCGGCGCCCAGGCGCCGGCCTGGATGTTCATGTTGTTCGGCTGCGGCGGGTGCACGACGCTGCCGCCGGCGGGCTGGTAGTCGCCGCGGGCCGCGCCGAGGACATGCGGCAGCGCGACCCCGGTGATCGGCTCGTCATCGGGGTAGTACCCCTGCGCCGCGGTCCAGTCGCCGGTGCCGTCGACCGTCGCCGACACCTCGTGGGTGGTGTTGGCCATCAGGTCGACGCCGGTGATGTCCAGCGTCTTGGCGGTGCCCGAGCCGTCGCCCGGCTGCACGCCGGCCTTCGGGTCGGGCTGGAACGTGCCGGCGCCGCCCACGTCGAGCTTGACGCCGGACACCGGCTCGGTCGGCGGGTACTGGCCCGGCTCGGTCGTCGGGTCGGCCGCGCCGCCGAAGTCGCCGCCGGACAGCGCGCCGCCGGTGCCCGGCGATGACGCCTGCGGCAGCGGCACGCCGAACAGCGACGCCGGGTACTGGCCCGGCATCAGCGTCGCGTCGCCGTCGATGAACCCGGACTTGCGGTCCGGGACGGCGGGCAGCGCCGCCGACCCCGCGCCGGGCGCGTCGCCCAGCGGCGAGACGTCCTCGTCCTTGCGTGCTCCAGCCATCGTCGTTTCTCCCTGTCACAGGTTGGATCGGATCGGTTTCCCCGGTCACCGGCCGGGCGAGCCGCCGGCGAGCCGGCGAAGGTGCTCGGCGGCGTAGGCCTGGTCCGCGGCCGGCCAGTCCGCCGGCGACACCCCGGGCGGGGCGGTGTCGGCGTAGGCCTGGTCGGCCGCGGCCGAGTTCGCCGGCCACTCGCCGGGCGGCGACTGGTCGGCGAACTCCTGATCGGCGGCGGCCTGCTCGTCGCCGGTCAGCGCGTGCCCTGGCATGCGGTCAGCTGGCCGCGCACTGGAACTTCTTGATCGCGCCCGTCAGGTCCACCAGGGTGCCGTCACCGCGGAGGACGCAGCGGAACGCGACCAGGTCGCTCCCGAACAGGAAGTCGTCGGACCGCTCGAAGCGGACCGGGCCGACGAGGCGGACGAAGAACTGGGAGAAATCGCCGAACGCGATCGGGAAGGTCGAAGCCGAGGCCGCGACGGCGGGCATGTACGGGTCGGCGACGAGCGGCTTGCCGAGCAGCAGGTCAGGCGAGCCGAGCACCATGCTCGGCTCCCAGATCGGCCGGTTCTGCGCGTCGAGGATCTTGCGGAACGACCCGATGGTCTTGTCCTGCGCGATCCAGTAGCAGCTGCGCGACTGGCGGTACGGCGCGATCACGCTGTACTCCATGTCGACCAGGTTGGCGTAGGTCGGCGCGCCGCTGACGCCGGTGACGGTGCCGGTGACGCCGACGCTGGAGGAGCCGAGGAAGCCGGTCGGCTGCGCGGTGCCGGTGCCGGTGACCAGGTCGGAGCCGAACTTGTTGCCGATCGCCCGGCCGCACTGCATGGCCAGGTAGCCGACCAGGTCGACGCCCGAGTCGTCGATGAGCTCGCGGGCGACCTGGACCAGGATGCCGTACTTGTAGGCCGACAGGGTGGCCATGCTGAACGCCGGGTCGGACTGGCCGATGGAGCCGGCGGCGGCAGCCGACGCGGCGGTCGAGTGGCTGGTGGTCTTGGGGATCTGCAGCGTCTCGCCGCCGGCGGTGTTCAGGACCGTCGGCCCGGCCTGCATCACGCCGGACACCTCGATCAGGTGGGCGATCAGCTGGTCGTACCAGTCGGTCGGCATCAGGTTGCCGCCGGCGCCGGTGGTGAGCGCGGACAGGGTCCGGTAGTTGATCGGCCCGTCCTTGCGCGGCGCCACGTCGTAGAACCGGGGGGCGCCCTGGTCGCCGCGCAGGAACGCGCGCAGCTCCTCCATGCCCGCCTGGTTCTGGCCGCCGTCGCCGCCGCGGACGGACACGGCCGAGCCGGCGGAGCCGTGGATCGTGGTCGCCGCGGGCTTGCCGGCGATCCGGTCGAACGCCTCGTCGGCGTCCTTGGCGCGCTTCTCGGCCTCCAGGACGCCCTTCATGCGCGCGTCGATCGAGTCGAGCTCGCCCATCATCGCTTCCCAGGTGCCCTGCTCCTCCGGGGTCATATCCCGGTTGGCCTCAGCGGCGCCCTCGACGATGCCGCGGGCCTCGTTCCACACGTTCAGCCGCCTCTCCTTGAGGCGGTTCGCAACCTCGCTCATCGGGGTGTCCTTCCTACGTGATGAGCCATCGGGGTGTGCGGGCGTGGTTGCGTTGCCTGCGCTCGCGGGCGGGAGAGAAAGCGGGTCGGGCCGTGGTTGCGTTGCCTGCGGCGTCGGACGGGGGGATTCGGGCGCGGGTCAGTCGGCGGGTTCGCGCTTGGCCATCAGCGCCATCATGGCGACGGCGCCCTTGACCGGCGCCTTGCTGACCGGCTTGGCCTTGCCCAGGCCGGTCAGGACGCTGGACCGGTCGGTGCGGATGAAGAACCGGCGCAGCTCGTCGGCCTGGGCCATCGACCGGACCTCGTCCAGGTCGGCATTGAACCGGGTCGCCAGCGACCGCAGCCCGGCGGTGGCGTCGGGGTAGGCGGGCTCGAGGACCGGGGCGACGTCGACGAGCTGGACCTCGCGCAGCGACCGCATCGGGTAGTTCTGCTCGGTCATCGTCCAGTCGTCGCCGCCGGGCGGCACCCGGAACGCGAACGACGAGTGCTGGATGTCGCCGCGGGCGACGAGCTCGAGGATGTCGCCGCGGGACTGCGGCGGCAGCACGTCGTACCACAGGCCCATCTGCTCGTCGACGCGCAGGTCGAGGGTCCGCCCGGCGGTGGTGCCGAGCAGCATCGAGCTGTCGTGGTTGTACCGGGCGACGACGCCGGGCCACTGCAGCATCCGCGCCTGGTTGAACGCGGTCGGCGTGACGAGCTCGACGAACCCGCCGAGGTTGCGGGACAGCTTGCCGAACACCGACGCGTAGCCGGCGATCCGCTGGCCGCCGTCCGCGGCGCGGACCTCGACCGGCCCGGGGGTGTAGCGCCGCTCCGTGTCGCCCATCGTTTCCTCCTGCCATGACCGGCCGCCGCCGGCGTCGTCGGAGACCTGGATGCCGAACTTCTTGCACGCGGCGACGATCTTCGGCTTGATCTGCGCCTGGATGGCCGGGGACAGGTCCGTCTGCGGCAGCCGGGCCAGCGCGTTGCGGGCGTGCGCCTCGTCGTGGATCGGCAGGTAGCGCAGGTTCCGGGGGACGGTCCTGCCCGAGCTGTCCTTGGTGCCGCCCGGCGCGATGTACGCGAACGCCGAGTCGGGCAGGTTGTTCATGTCTGCCGCGCTCATCTGTGCCATGCCCGATCGGCCTCCCTAGCCGTTGCCGTTCCACCGGCGGTAGCTGACCGCGGGCCGGTGGCCGTTCATCGACGCCGTCTCGGCGCCGCCGCTGTCCTCATCGCTGTCGTCGCCGTCGTCGCCGCCGTCGCTGCTGTCGTCGTCGGGCGGCGGCGCCGCGGCGGGCGCGGCGCCGGGCGCGGCGGGCGCGGCGCCGGGCTGCCCGGCGGCGGACAGGTCGACGAGCTTCTCCATCGACTTGGGGATCGCCTTCATGCCGCGGGCCATCGCCACCAGCACCTCAAGCGGCAGGGTCTCCGCGCCGTCCCCGGCCTCGCCCAGCGGGCCCATGTCCTCGTGGCGGCGGATCTCGTCGATGGTCTCCATGCCCATGTCCCGGCGCACCTTGTACACGTCGTGCCGGGTCTTGACGTCGGTGCGGATCATCGCGTCGGCATCGAACTTGACGTACCGCCGCGACGGGGTCAGCGGGTTGAGGACGGCCTCCCAGCGGACCAGCCACGGCCGCAGCGTGTCGGTGATCAGGCTGATGGTCTCCTGCTCCTGGGTGGAGTAGGTCAGGCTGTCGCCCCGGGCG